GAATCAGGTTATTATTCGTGCTGGCAAGCATATGAATGGCGATATTAATACGCTTAATACAAAAAATCCATCGTCATTAACAATGACATTTGAACCCATTATTAATAGCTCAGATTATTATAGTAACTCAATCCTTGTTTCAGATAAAATAGCACTACTATCGCATAATGGTAATCCTAATTTTAAATCGACAATACTTACGCCACAGGACAGGATAAATATCTTTGAAAATGGTCACCCAATAGGTCGTGGGGACATTATTGTTTACGTTTTAAATATGTTTAGAAAAGCATTGTTGTCGCATAAACATGGATACTCTAACACGCCGCCTTTACTCGAAACAATTTTAACTGATATCGAAAAATTCGACTTCGATAGTATTTTACAAAAGAATATTGTTACAAATTAAAAAACCGTATATCTCTATACGGTTTTTTAATTTTGTGTAATGCTGTTAAACATTCAAAATACATCTCCAAGGTTGGATTTTTACATTTACGGTAGCAAGTCCATCATCGTCATAGCTGTTTTCGCCAAAATCGATAGATGTTATCATACATTGCTCCAAGAACCATTTCTCAACCTCAACACCGACTGGATCGAGTGCCTTAAGATAAATGTTCTTTTTGTAACCAGCAGCATAACCCATACGTCCTGTTAGTGATTCGACATGCAATCTTACCCATTCCATAAGTTGCTGTGATGTTGAAGGCCCGATCACGTCAAGAAAGGTAAGGTCGAGTTCTTGCCAAGCATATGCACCTGCGACATAATTAGTCTCATTCATATACTTAATATCAACCTTATTTATATTCAGTGATGGTCTCTTGAATTTTTGTATAGCCCATACTTCAATGCCAAGTTCGTCTGGAAATTCGGCGAAGAAACGATTAATACGTTTTGGTTCATATGCGAATGGAATACCCCTAATTAAATCTGCCATGTTGTCTTTTTTATTATAAATACTAATTTTTTTAAAAATTGAGCTTACATAATTTATAAGCTCAATTTATATATTTAAATTTCTGAAAATGATGCTCCAGATGGTGCAATGGTAAAACCGATACCAATCTTTTCTAGTGAACGAGTCGGTTTAAGATAAATTTCACCGTATAATTCGTTTCTGTCTAAGGTTTCTGGCGTGTTGATCGTATCATCCATAACAACCTTGAATTCAAGCAAGCCTCTGTCTCTCTTAATACCGTCAAGGATAGGATTAGTTTTTTGTTTGAACTGGTCAATTGTTGCTTGATCATTTTGTTCGAAAATCAATCTCATTGCGATATTAGAAATCAATACCTTGATTTGAAGTAACAATCTTCTTACGTTAATTCTATCAAGTGCGCTTTCTCTAACTTGTAAGGTTTTCTGACCAAATATAGCTGTTCCAGTGTTTGAAAAGTCAACCATTGGGTTAATTCTACCTTTGTATAAAACGTCACGTGCTTCCTGACTCAATTTATATTTTGATCTTCTTGCATCGGTTACACCACGTTCAAGACCAGCAGGTGCATACCAAGGGAATTTCTTCGTATCAGTATAAGCAATTGCTTTAGCAACCTCGCCTGTGGGCGGTATATAAACATTCACATTGTTCTGAGTGTCTTTAACCTGAATGAAAGGAAAATAAGTACAAGCGTAGCTACTGTCAATATCTGTGCTGTTTAACAAGTCAACAATATCGTTTGAAGCAACCACATCAGTATTATTATTATCACCTATTGACATTGCTATGTCGATATTTGGTGCATCAATAATATATAAGCTATCAGTTCTTTGTTCTTCGATCATTTCAATTGTCTTTGTTACCAAAGTAGTATTGTCTGACCAGTTAATTGCTGGCGTCGCAAATAAATTGATGGTAATCTTTTCAGGATTTGAGAAAGTGTTTATAGCAGTTTCCCATGCCTGATAGTCATTAGCTGGCGTTACACCTGCGCCAACTCCGTCATAGATACCACCTTCACGATAAAGGTCGGTGTGAGTTCTGTTTGTTCTATTGATATCCCATCCGTCGAATCCGCCAGAAAATGCTATAGTGAATTTTCTAGTTTTAATAGAATTATAAGCATTTGATGGTAATAAAACGTCCTGAATAGATTTAAAGCTACTGATACCAACTTCAAATTCAAGTGGGTCAAGATTATCTGCAAGTACGATTGATGCGTCCACGTCCATATGAAAGCCCTTTGTTTTTGTAAATCCAGTAGGATTGCTTTCGCTATTCTTCCAGCCATTATAGTTGAAGAAATTTTGATTAACACCTATACCAACTGAATTAGCTGTATTATATGCAGTATTTGAAATACCTAAAGAGGTTTTCGCAATTTTATCTGTATAAGCGTAGCTTGTTTTGTAGAAAATCTTTGGCGTTACAGCTGTTTTAAATGTGTTAAACCAATATCCTTCAAAACCTGCTGGAAATGATTCTGGTTTAATATCTGCAGCTAGCTCAACCATAACATATTTACTTAACAGTTCATAGTTATCGTCGGTAGTACCAATTCGTTGTCCGATAAAATTTGTTTTTGACTGAATTAGAGAGCATCTTGTGAATGATTCCAAAATGTTCATATTAGCGTCAGTATCATAAAATGATCTGATAATTACGTCAAATTCAAGCGTTTCAGGATTAATATTAACGATACTCACCTTGATTTCTTGGTTGGCATCATCACCGTCAGAAATTGATACAAATTTAAATAACCTGTCAACAATATTACCTTTTAGCTGAGATACAACCCAAGGTGTTTCAGGTGTTTTGAATTTTTCCTTACGATTAACAAAAATACCGTCGGTATTTTTAATAATGTTATTGGAAATACCGAAAGCATATGAAGCAATACCTGATAGCATTGTTTCTGGCGTAAATGCGTCGCCATCAACGTCGAGTTTACTAATTAGATCAGGATAAACCGCTTCAACCCAAATATGCGACTGTTTGGCTGTTGGAGTAGTGCCTAATACATTAGCTATAAAATTACTAGCATTTGGATTCATTGATACATTGTATGTAGCAGTTCCGCCATCTGATAACGAAACATATAAGGTAAATTCTCTGAAAAGATCACCAGTGCCATCATTTGTTAAATTTGAATCAAAATCAATAGCATTAACAGTGAATGTCGTTACGGAAGGAGCATCAACATTGTCAGTTACAGTTGCTTTGCTTCTCAATACAGCTAATACCATATCCTGATATTGAACATAAGGCGTACCTGTTAACGGAGTCTCTACGTAGTCAACATTTCCAGTACCACCAGAAATTGATGTTACTGTAAATGTGTAATAACTTCCAATAAAACTAACGCCATCTTCATTTTTAATAAAACCACTAAAAGCAGCACCTTCTTGACCAACAGTATAAACAGGTGTACCAAAGAAAGTATTATCAGTGAATTCACGACTACCATCACTGGTTGTGCCACTTACAATTGTAGATGGATCAACGCCAGCATTAAGACTAATAGTCCAAGCCGAACCTGCATCATATCCTGATAAACCCAATACTCTGGTGACCCACAGTTGATCAGACTCCTGTAAATATGCGTTAGCAACATAAGGCAATTGATATCTTAGGTTTCCATTGCTATATTTGCTTGTGTCTTGTGCTCCAAATTTATCCAAAAATTGTGGTCTGTCTTTAATATAAAATGGCTCAAATGCTGGGCCTTTAAGTGTTTCCCCAGCAAGTCCTAACGTTGTGATTCCAACATTACGTGTAACATAAGTTAAGTCACGTTCTTTAAATTTAACACCTGGCGAGGTGAATACAAATTCAGTCATATCTTGTTGTTTTATTTTTTATAATTATTTTATATATAAATACTATTTTTTATCCCAAAAGATTCGATTAAGCAAAAATTGTTAACGATTTGAGCCAAAATATTATAAACCCGATTTATAAAAAAACAAAAACAAGTATTTATTCTTGTATATCACATAATATGAATAAAACGTTAGTAATTACTACAGGTACAACCAGTGAGGATAAGTATATTAAGCTTAAATTAGAACAAGATATTGAAACATTAAACATTTTAAGCTTAAACATATCGACCAGTGACGTATATCAGGACTTCAATTCTGACTACGGTATTCTGATCGGTAGAGTTAATGGAAACGATAGTGTTGGAATACCTAATGCAAAGATTTCTATATTTATACCTCTAAGTGACGCTGATTCTCTTGATAGTGAAATCAGTGGAATCTACCCATATACCACGCCAAGAATAAAAAATGCTGATGGTAAAAGATATAATTTATTGCCACGTATAGGTAAGAGCGATCCAATTACTGGAATTATTGCGCCAACACAGCCGTTTGGTTCATTTCCGATAAAGGAGGAAATAGTCACAAATATAGCTTTAATGAATGTTTATAAAAAATATTACAAATATACAGCTGTTACCAATGATTCTGGCGATTATATGATATTTGGCGTGCCAATCGGTACGCAAACAGTACATATGAGCGTAGATATTACCGACATTGGAAAGTACTCAATGACGCCTGCCGCAATGGTTGTCAATCTAGGATATTCGCCAAATTTATTTAACGCAAATAAAACAAGAATAAAAAAAAGTAATGATTTGGCGGACTTACCAAATATTGAAACACAAGATATTAGTGTAAATATAATATCGTTTTGGGGTGATACTGCAAATTATGAAATAGGTATAACGAGACAAGATTTTAGAATACGATCAGTGCTGGCAAATACTGTTACAATATTCGGCTCAGTATTTACTGACGGCGAATTGTCTATGTGGGGTCGTAATAGCGATAATGACAGAGCTATACGTGAATTATATTCGCTAAAAGCATATCAAAATAATTTTGGACTGGATGCAAGTAGAATTAATGTTGGGATATCTTCAAAAAGAAGCGTAAATGTTACTGAAAAAATATATTATTATCCCTCAAGTGTGACAGATGAATATATACTCGCTAATAATGCTATTGATATATCCGATGAAATGATATTATTAGATAAGAATGAATATTCCGTTTACAATAATAATGGCTCATTTGCCTTTATTATTAACTGTAATAGAAATAAAATTATAACAGATAAATCTGGAAATTCTATTTCTGTGCCAGATGATTATAATGGCGGAATATATACAGAATTTAGAGGATTTGCCACATTCGAAATAAATGATGTCGATGCACCACTAAATATCGATGATTTTATTGGTGATAATACTTGGATAAAGGCATTTAGATATAAGTTAAAAGTTCCACAATTTGCTGTTGGCAATAATTCGTTTACAATGCCCGTTGGTGGCACGGAATCGCCTCAAACAATCGCATGGAGAAAACAGGATCAAATATTTAAAGGCGGATCATATTACAGTGTTGCAAAATTTCATGGACTTGTTTATAATAACGAAGGCGATGACAATAATCAGACCGATGAACCTAGTACAGGATATATTGCTCATGATGACGTTAATATTGGAATTCGTCAATATACAAATAATGTTGGGATCATTCAAACTGATGATTCATTCTTTAATGACGTAACAGGACTAACAACTATTGAGAATAGTAAATATTTTCTACCTTCGAATATTGGAGCTGACACTAGTAGATATTTTGGTGGAAACTGGCTAAATTTTTCGCTACATATGCCTCAAGTAGGATATTGTCACATTGGCTCTGGATATATTAAACATATGAAATCTACGACGAATTTTTCCAGAAACTATCGAGACCCTTATTTTTATGAGAATAATGACCAACAAATAGCCGCTACAGATACCAATACAAAAGGGTTTGCGAGATCAGATTTACATTATACATCATTTATTGAGGTTAATAAAGAGGATTTAAAAAAAATAGTAAGCCTAAACAACGGCTTTAAAATGT